AACAGGTACCGTATCTAAGTACGCAGGCATGAATACGATCAGCGTAGAATTGTTAGAGCGCTCAGATCCTAATTTCTATGCAGAGCTAACAAATCAGCTACAAAACGCGTATCTAAAGACTCTCGATACGACAGTACTAAACGCACTAATCGCGGCAGGTCAATATAGCTCCGGATGCGATGCAGACTCAGCCGGTATTATTGAGTTTGCCTCAGACTCAGCTCGTAAGGTTTACGAAGCTACGGGTTACTTTGCTAATAACTACATCGCCAACGGATCACAATGGCAGCTACTTATGGGCGCTACAGATACTACCGGGCGACCAATCTACTCAGCATCTCAGCCAATGAACGCAGGCGGCTTAGTGCAACCGGGATCAATTCGAGGCAACGTACTCGGACTCGATCTCTATGTAGATAAAAACTTTACCGCTACTACTACTATCGATGACTCTGCGGTTATTTTGGCACCGGAAGCATTTACGGTTTACCAATCACCTACGGCGTATATGTCAGTAAACGTAGTATCAAACCTACAAGTACAGGTAGCCATCTATGGTTACATGGCCACTATTGCGAAAATGCCTAAGGGTATCGTTAAGTTTAATCTTAACTAAGCAAAAAAACTAATAGTCGGTAGGGCTCTTAGCCCTTTGAGCCCTACCGGCCCTTTTTAAGTGAGGAGTATAAAATGCCTGCAACGTATGTAACCGAGGCCGAGTTACGCGCTAATCTCGGTATCGAAAATTTATACTCATCTACTACCGTCGAGGAGGTTTGCCAAACCGCGCAGGATCTCATCAATCAATTTTTATGGTTTGACTCTGCACCCGTCGTCGGCACGGCTTTACAAAATAACGTAGCTACCGTAATGATCGCTAACCCCGGAATATTTACTACAGGCGACTCCGTAACCTTGAGTGGAAGCGGCTCAACCTTTAACGGCACCTACACGATTACCGGCACTATCCCGTGGACCGCCGGTACGACTACGCAATTACCATCGATAGCATTTAATAACTATGCGTTTAATTGGCCTAATGGATATAGTTTTATACAGTTTGCTAAAACCGCAGCTGACGCTAATTTTACTCGCGTACTCCCTTATGGCCAAGCAATAGGGGCAGATACAAAGACAAATAGCTACGCGACTACTCCGGCCGTAAGAGAGGCCTCGATGATTTTGGCCGTGGATATTTGGCAGGCCCGTCAGGTTAGCCAAACCGGCGGCGTATCGATCGATGGTTTTAGCCCTAGCCCTTACCGTATGGGTAACTCTATGATCGGTAAGATCCGCGGACTTATCGCCGGATATATGAGCCCTAATGCGATGGTCGGATAATGCCGGCACCTATTACTACTTTAAGAGCCTCACTAGCTGCGGCCCTTGCTAACGCTAACGTATGGAATACCTACGCGTATCCGCCTGCAACTATTACGGCTAATAGCGTAATCGTGTCGCCGGCAGATCCATACATAACACCGACTAATAACGACTACGCCAATATCTCGCCGATGGCATCTTTTCGTATTATTTGTAATGTGCCTATGTACGACAATCAAGGCAACCTACAAGGCATCGAGTCGATGGTTTGCGCCGTTTTCCAAAAGTTAGCTGCATCGCCAATCGTTATGAATATCGGCGCGGTAAGTGCTCCGAGCGTTTTAACCGTACAAAGCGGCGACCTACTAACGACAGACATCACTATCTCAATACTAACCGAGTGGAGTTAAGCATGAGCCTAACCGATGAAGATATCGCCTTTCTTATTAAGATAGGGCAGATTACCGAAGCGCCAAAAAAAGAAACAAAAACACACACACCTACTACAGAGAAAAGCGAGGAATAGGCGATGGCCGTATTTCTATCAAATGGAGTAGTCGTAACCCTTAACTCGGTTGCACTCTCTGATCACGTAACAAGCGCGACAATTAACCGCGTATTCGAGGAGCTTGAGGTAACCGCTATGGGCGACTCCTCAAGAAAATTTACTAAGGGCCTAGAGACAAGCACGATCTCTCTAGACTTTTTGAGCGATACCGCAGCGGCTAACGTAAACGCTACTTTGCAGGCAGCCTGGGGTACGACCGTACCAATCACGCTAAAGCAAACTAGCGCGACTACCTCAGCTACTAACCCTCAGTACGCTACGACTATCCTAGTAAATAACACTACAGATATTAACGGCGCGGTCGGAGATATCGGTACTCAGAGCATCACGTTTACGTGTAACTCACCAATCGTAATTACTACCGCACCATAACAAACTAACAAAGGGGCAAAAAATGGCACGACTCAAAATAACAAGGGCTACCGGCGAGGTAAGCGAGCATCAAATCTCACCGCGAATTGAGTACGCCTTCGAGTTATATGCAAAAAAAGGTTTTCATAAAGCCTTTAGAGATGACGAGAAACAGAGCGACGTTTACTGGTTAGCGTGGGAGTGCCTACGTACATCCGGCGAAACCGTAGCGATGTTTGGGGCAGAGTTTTTAGATACCTTGGCAAAAGTCGAGGTACTAGACGACTTACCTTTAGCTTAGGGCGCGGCACTCTAACTCATTTGGTAGCGCAACTATCAATACGGTTAGGGGTCGCGCCTCAAGCGATACTCGACTTAGATGCCGAGATGTTTAAGATGTTAGTAAAGGTATTAAACGAGCAAGCGGAGGAGGCTAATAAAAATGCCGGTAGCTATAAAAGGCGTACGCGAAACCGTTAAAGCTCTCCGTAAGCTCGATCCTGAAATGCTTAAAGAGATGAACGCCGAGGTACGTGCGGCTATGTTGCCTATCCGGGACAAGGCACGAGGCTACGCGCCAAGTCCTCAGCCCGATAATCTTTATATGTGGCGAGAGGGCAGCGCAGGTAAAACCATAACCGCACGTAACTCGATGTTTAGGACTTTTAATACTGAGGGTCGTTTACGTATGTTTCCACTTTATGATGCAGAGACCGTTAAAAAAGGGATCTATTACTCTCAGGCTCCTAGTAAGAAAAACCGCAACGGATGGCAAGCTCTTTACTTTGTAGCTAATAAATCTGCCGCCGGTGCCATTTATGAAACCGCCGGACGTAAAAACCCGGGCGGTGATCCTAATAGCCGATCTAATAACCCGGGCGCCGGTGCTCACTTTATTAGCCGTATGGGTCCACTCTACGGAGACAAGCAAGCCGAGCGCGGTCGTATGATCTATCGCGCTTGGAAAGAGGACCAAGGCAAGGCTCAAGATGCCGTCTATAGAGCTATAGAAAAAACCGTAGATAACTTTAATAATGGCCGTTACGGTATGGCCACTTACGCATTGGCCGCATAATGGCATTACCTAATTTAATTGTATCGGCCGCCGCAGAGTGGAACGGTAAAGCCTTATCTAAAGGCTCTAATCAGATTAAAGGTTTTGAGAAAACCGTAAAAAATTTGGGTCGTACCCTTGGCGTAACTTTTAGCGCCGCAGCTCTTTTAAGTTACTCTAAAAAAGCCGTAGCAGCTTATGGCGAGCAGATCGCAGAGGCTAAGCGCCTCGATACCGCTTTACGTAACTTAGGTTTTAATTTTGCCACCGCTGAGGCCGAGGGTTACATCGATGCTATAGAAAAGGCCACCGGTGTTAATCGCGATGTACTCCAACCCTCATTTATCCAACTAGCTCAGGTAACTAGATCGACCACTATTGCTCAATCGATGCTCAACACCGCACTCGATGTAAGTGCAGGTACGGGTATGGATCTCGTATCAGCTACAAAAATCCTAAGTCAGGCATACGTAGGTAATCTAAAAGGCCTACGCCAATTAAATTTAGGTTTAACTCAGGCAGAGTTAGCGAGTAAGTCATATCTTGAGATAGAAAAACTTATCGCAACACAATACGCAGGCCAATCTAAAAACGCGGCAGACTCTTACGCAGGATCGATAGCTCGCCTTAAGATAGCGGCAGAGCAGGCAAGCGAGCAGATCGGCGGAGCTCTTGTAACCTCTCTAAGTACATCCGCCGGCGGTATGGATAAACTGATCGATAAAGTCGATGGCGCAGCCGACTCTATCTCGGGCCTTATTACTAACACGGCATACCTAGCTAAAGAGCTTGGTAATTTATTTTCTAGTATCCCGGGTGCAGGTGTTTTAGAGGATGCCGGTAGAGCTCTTAAGAATTATCTCGGTAGGTTTTCGATCGGTGCTTTACGCCGAAATGTAGATATAGTTTTAGGCCGCCAAGGTGGTTTCCCTCAGGGCTTACCTGCTGATCTTAAGAATTTTCAGGCTCAAACTGAGAAAACTAAGATGGATAAAGAGGCTCTTAAGCGCCAAAAAGAGCTTATCGCCTTACAAAAAAGAGCTCAACTAGCAGAGAAAAATAAACTTTCGTTATCAAAGGCTGCGGCCGTGTTTGATACTAACCGTATATCTATAGCTGCGGCTTTACGCGCTACGTACGACAAGGAAACGATCTTACGCCTCGAAGCCCTACAGGCTATAGAGGAGGATAACGGCGACCTTGCTCTGCGTAAAATCGGTGAGCTTGCAGCCCTGCAAAAAAACGCAGACATGGCCAAACTATCCGGTATTACTCAAGTCAGCGAGGCAACTCTCTCAGCTCTTAACACTCAACTACTTACAGAGCTTAAAGTTATTAACGATAGCAAGATGGCAGAAAGCGAAAAGGAACGTTTACGCGATATCGCTTTTGGTAAATATAACGCAGCTATTACGGCAGCCGGTGACTTAGCAGCTAAAGAAAGTTATAGCGAGCGCGTACAGATACAACTAACCGAGATCGCTAAACTCGCATCTTTAAGTAAAACTACTAACGCATCTTTAACCCTAACAAAGCTCCGCGAGTCCGAGGAATTATCAATGATCGACCGGGTAGCCGCGGCACAAAAACGGGCCGATGATGCTCGCCTCAAAGCTTTACAAGAATACGTAGCGTTGCTTGGTAAAGTCGGTACCGGCGCGGGCGCCGGCACGGGAGCGGGTGGAGGCGGCGGCGGCGGCGGCGGATCGGGAAGCGGCTCAAGTGTTGCTACGTTATCGCAGATCGATACCCTTACCGAGTTACGTAAGACTACTCAGGTAGGCACCGGCGTAAACTTTTTACTCAAAGAGCAGATCGACGAATTAAAATACGGACTAATACCGAGCGTATTAAATCAAAGCGACGAGCGTACTCGTCTGCAACAAATGGGACTTTTTAACAATACCGGCGGTATTAGCCCAAGCTTTGATCCGGGACGTTTTAGGATGGCAGAAAACGCAAGCTATACCCTTAATTTTACCGCAGGTGTTATAGCTCAGCCTGACGAGTTTGCTACCTTGGTACAAGATACGATCCAACGCCTTAACCGAGGCGGCGACCCTATTAGTACGGCCGGTGCATTATGACCGTCCCTACGATTAACGCGGTTATTAACTTTTCTACAGGCCCGTCTTTTGCTCAAGCTATGATCTTAGGAAGCGGCCAATTAGGTACAAACGTATTAGCCGACTCAGAGGCTTTAATCGTAGACGTATCTAATCAAGTAGATGGCGTTACTACAATGAGAGGCCGCAACGCTCAGGCCGATGTATTCCAAACAGGTACGCTAACCCTGCGTATCGTCGATCAAAATGGCGACTTTAACCCTCAAAATCCGGCAGGGCCTTACTACGGTTTACTTACTCCGATGCGTAAGGTACAGATAACAGGCACGTACGCAGGTGTCGAGTATCCGATGTTTAGCGGCTTTATTACTAGCTATACAACTACTACCCCTAAAATGGCTACCGATGTAGTTTATACAACTATAACCGCCGTGGATGCTTTTAGACTTTTCCAAAATAGCCAAGTCTCGACCATTACTTTAGCCGATGCCGGTGACTTACCGGGCGAGCGTGTAAACGCTATCCTCGACGAGATCGCTTGGCCTCCATCTATGCGTGAGATCCAATACGGTACAACAATATTTCAGGCAGACCCGGGCAACCCTCGCACCGCTTTAGCTGCACTACAAACGGCAACCATCTCCGAGTACGGCGCTATTTATATTAACGCTCGAGGATCGGTAGAGCTGAAAGATCGAGCCTTTTGTATCGACTCTCAGGCTTTCCCGGTAACTCGCTTTAATGACGATGGCACCGATATAAATTACTTTAATGCCGTATGGCGCTTAGACGATACGCAGGTTTATAACTCGGCCTCTATTACCAAGATCGGTGGTACGGCTCAGCTTGCTCAGGATCAGGACTCTATCGATGAGTACTTTGTACACTCATATAACCAAACTAATCTCGTAATGGACACCAATCAAGCCGCGCTTGATTACGCCCGTGCGTACGTAGCAAGCCGTAAAGATACTCGGACCCGATGCGATGCGGTAGAGCTTGATCTATATATGGACGATTATAACGATGGCATCCTTGCAGCTCTTAGCCTAGATTTTTTTGACCCGGTAGAGGTTACAACTAATCAGCCTGGTAACTCGACCCTGCAACAGACTTTACAAGTGTTTGGCGTAGTCCACCGCGTTACGCCTAACTCATGGAAAACGACATTTACAACACTAGAGCCGATTATCGACGGCTTTATATTAGACTCATCACTATATGGAGTGCTCGATACCTCCGTATTAGCATACTAAGGAGCAAGAGATGGCAGCTGGTCTAGGTTTTAAGACCTTTACGACAGGTGAGGTATTAACCGCCGGTGATGTAAACGGCTACCTCATGCAGGGTATTAACGTATTTACAAACGCTACGGCACGAGATGCGGCTATTACCGCACCGGCTGAGGGTCAGTTTGCATTTACAAAAGATAATAACTCTTTATGGTATTACGACGGTGCAGCTTGGGTCGCCTCAGGGGCTACCGGTGACATCGAGGGAGTTACGGCCGGTGTAGGTATTAGCGGCGGAGGTACTAGCGGTA